CTCGCCGGATATCAACAGCTATGCCAGCGTGCAGGATTTACGAGATTTTGCGGAAGTCCGCGGTTATTCGATACCGGAAGATGAACGTGAATGTGAGGCACTGCTGATGCAGGCCATGGACTACCTGTCCGGGCAAAGCTGGCGTGGTTCCCGTTCGTCGCCGGATCAGGTGCTGCCGTGGCCTCGGTCTGGTGTGGTTGTGGATGGTGAGCCGCTGGCGAGCGACAAAATCCCGCGCCAGCTGATTCAGGCGCAATGCCGGCTGGCGGTAGAAGCGCAGGAAACCGATCTGACGCCGAGCTTTGCCAGCGGTGGTGAGGTGGTGTCAGAAAGCGTCTCTGGCGCCGTGGCGGTGCAGTATGCCGAGGGTTCTGGCGGCAACGCGCCGCATTTCTCCTGGCTGGCCGGGTTGCTTAACGGACTGTTGGGTCGCGGAAACGGTATTAATTTTGACGTAATGCGGGGATGACATGGCGATCAACTACATCCGCATGCGTGCTACAGCTACCCGTCTGCTGACCGAAAACGGGCAAAAGCGCGTTCTTACCAGAGGTGGGAAGGTGACCCGGGTGAACGGGAAAGAGGTGCGCGCACCGGACGAAATGGCAGACGTGATCGGTGTGGTGACGGAATACAAGCCGGGTGAAATCGACGGGACGCTGATTCAGAGTGGCGATGTGCTGCTGGTAGCTACCTACCAGACGGAAATTCGCATCGATGACCGCATTGAGATTGACAGTAAAAAATATCGGGTGGTGAGCCCGCATCCGGTTAAACCGGCAGCCGTGTTGATCTGTTATCGCGCGCAACTGAGGGCATAATATGGCTGACAATGACGCATTTATGCAGGCGATCACTGCCTTCGTTGATACAGCAAAGGCCAATCAGGCGCAGGTAGTTCGCGCAACGGGGATCCGCATCCTTGCGCAGCTGGTGCAAATGTCCCCCGTCGGCAATCCCGAATTGTGGAAAGTGAACAGCACGGCCACAGCCTATAACGATGCAGTTTTTGAGCACAACGAGACGCAGCGGCAGGAACCGGCCAACCTGACGCCGACAGGCCGCCTTAAAAAGCGCGCCCGGGTATCCGATAGCATGGATATCAAATCGCTTGCTGGCTACACGGGCGGTCGATTCCGAGGCAACTGGCAAGTAGGGCTCGATGCGGTACCGCAGGGTGAAACTGGTCGGGTGGACAAATCCGGCGGTAAAACACTGGCTGCCGGCACGCTGGTGATCGAGCAATTTCGTGTTGGCATGGAGGCTGTTTACTTCACGAATAATGTTCCCTATGCCTACCCGCTGGAGTTCGGCCATTCGACACAGGCGCCAGGCGGCATGGTGCGGATCACCGCTGCGGATTTCCAGCGACATTTCCAAGCGGCCATTTCGGAGGTTAAACCATGAGCCATACCCGCATAGCCCAATTGCTTGAGATGCGTCTGGGGGAATGGGCAGACCGCAGGGGGATCCAGGTAGCCTGGGACAACATCCCGGAAAACCCGCCGGATGCGCTGTATCTCCAGGCCTACGCGATGCCGGGGACCACAACGACGATTGACCTGGCCGAAAAGCTGCAGGTGCTGCCTGGTATTTGGCAGGTTAACGTCGTGGCGAAAGCGGGTGACGGCGTGAGTGAAGTCCGTGCGCTGGCTGAGGATGTCGCTGCACAGTTCCCTGTCGGTCTGGCGCTGAGCGATGGGGTGATCACCTGTTATATCAGCGCGCCGCCCACCGTTTTCCGGGGCGTTTCCTCCAATACCCGCTATTCCATCCCCGTCAGCATGAATTATCGCGCTGACCTCATCACACACTGACCGCTTCGGCGGTTTTTTTCTGTCCAAAATTGGAGAATCCACTATGGGCTTTGCATTACCCAACGGCGCCACGGTTTTCGTCGGCTCCAAAATGGCCGCCGCAACGCCAGTTTCTGCGGTCAGCAACGCAAAGGGGGCCGTGTTTACGGTTTCCGGTGGCACCTTCGCCGTCGATGACATCGTTATGATTAATTCGGGCTGGGGGCTTCTCGATAACCTGGTCGCCAAAGTCACTGCTGCGACGGCTACGGCTGTGACCATTGGCGTTATTGATACTACCGATACAAAATTTTTCCCGGCTGGTGGTGGCGCAGGTTCACTGACGAAAGTCACTGAATGGACACAAATCCCCCAAATTACCGAGGTGGGAGCGTCCGGTGGGGATCAGCAGTATGTGCAGATCCAGTTCCTGGAGGATGACCGCCAGCGAAATCTGGCGACGTATAAAGCGGCAAAGACGCAGACTTACACTTTTGCGCACGACTCCAGTCTGCCGATTTATCCGGTGTTAGAGGCTGGGGACAAAAGCGGCGATATTCTCCCGCAGTACATGTACGTGCCAAAGGCCAAAGAAACACGCTATTGGTCGGGGATCCCTTCCTTCGACGCGCAGCCGACAACCGCAGTTAACCAGGTTGAAACGGTGCAGGCCTCATTCGCCATCCAGTCCCGCACCATGACGTTCTACAAAGACCCAAAGTAGTATCGGTGTCGGGTGTAACGCTCAATAAGACCACAACGTCTATTGCTGTTGGTGCTAATGAAACACTGACAGCAACGGTGGCACCAACTGATGCCACTAACAAGGCCGTTACCTGGTCAACATCCGACGCCGCGAAAGCCACGGTAACCAACGGCAAAGTGATCGGCGTTGCTGCCGGCACTGCGACAATCACGGTAACCACTGAGGATGGAGCCAAAAAAGCCACCTGCACAGTGACGATTACCGCCGTATAAATCCCCCGGGGCTTCGGCCCCTTTTTTCTAAGGTTTCCCCATGACAGCAAAATTTACCCTGGTCCCTGATGCGACCTTTAAAAAAGACGTCACGATCCCGCGCGCTGGCGCTGAAGATGGCGTGTTGACGTTTACGTTTAAGCATAAGACCCGTAGCCAACTGGAGACGCTGGAGCAGACCCTGCGCGAGGCGACAGAAAAGCAAATCGAGGCAGGCGGCCACGGCAATGCGCCAATGGTGGCATTCGTAACAGAAATTGCCGAAGCCTGGGCTCTGCCTGATGCCTTCGGCAGCGAAAACGTGCTGGTGCTGCTGGAAAACTACCCGCGCGCATTTGATTCGATTGCCATGACCTACACCCGCGAACTGATGGCGCTGCGTGAAAAAAACTAACAGCGGTTGCCTCGGCGTTTTATACGCCTGCTCCGTCGCAGGAAGAACTGGCCACTTTTGGACTGACCCTTGAAGACATCGAACCTGACCCTGTGGAGGTGCTCCCTGACGTGTGGCCGGTATTCGAAGTGTTTCGGGCCATGGCCACTCAGTGGCGTACTGGGATGGGTGGCGTTACCGGGCTGGATTACAACTGTTTGCCCTGGGTGATGAAAGTGCACGGTATGGACGATGAGGTGACCGCGTTAACCGATATCAGGGTGATGGAGGCCGCTGCGCTTTCCACCATCCACAAAAAATGATGGCCCGCAGTGCGGGCTTTTTACTGCATGGAGTCCCGCATGACAGACATTGCATCGATCTCCCTGCGCGTCGATACCGGCGACCTGCAGCGTGGTAACAGCGAGCTGGATAAATTCCAGAAAACCGCTGCCGGTGCTGCCGGTGCCGCAGATGGTTTTAATGCATCGGGCAAAGAGACGGCCAAAGTATCGAAAGAGGTGGCGCAGGAGGTTGAGGAAACGCATAAACGGGTGGCGGAATATAACCGCCGTCTGCGTGAGACACAGACCACCGCCACAACATCAGGCAAAGCACAGGACCAACTCACAGAGTCCTATTTCCGCCAGATTGACCGGATCAAGCAACTCGGTACCGGTACGCAGGAATTACGCGCCATTCAGTCGCAGGTGCGCGCCGCCCGGGCCGCCGGAAACATCACGCAAAACGACTACCTGACGCTCACCAGCCACGCCGCGGAAAAGATGCGCGAGCTGACCAAAGCCGAAGAGGCATCGGCGGCCGCCAAATCGATCTTCATCCAAAAGCTGAAAGACCAGGTGGCGACGCAGAACCTTTCGAGGGAAGAGCTTCTGCGCTACCGCGCCGCGCAGTTGGGCGTTGGTTCCGCAGCGGACATCTACATCAAAAAGTTGTCCACCGCTGGCGACGCCACGCATAAATTCAGTTTGCAGACGTCGGCCGCCCGCCGGGAGCTGGGCGTTATGCTCGGAGAGCTGGCGCGCGGGAATCTTGGTGCGTTGCGTGGTTCAAGCATCACCCTGGCTAATCGCTCCGGGTTACTCGAGCAGCTTATGTCACCGCAGATGCTGGCCGTAGGAGGAGTTCTTGGCGGTATTACTGCTGCATTATACGGGCTGTACCAAGTGTACGACGTTGCGGAAAAGCAGAGCCTGGCATTCAACAAAGCGGTGATCACTACAGGGGGCGTTTCTGGGCAGAGTTCCGCCAGCTTGCGAAACCTTGCGTATAACATCGGCCAGGCTACGGGAAACTATAGCGACGCGGCCGAAGCAGTGACAAAGCTGGCGGCCAAGTCGGTATCTTCAGCTGTTGATTTTCGTCGCAGTGGCGAAGCAATCGTTAATTATTCCCGCTACAGCGGTGAAAGTATCGATTCTCTGGTCGAACAGTTCGCGCAACTTTCCGATGATCCTCGTGGTGGTATTGAGGCGCTCAATAAGAAATATCATTTTCTGACGACGGCAACCTATCAGCAGATCTCGGCGCTTGTCGATCAGGGGAAGCAAACCGACGCCGTTAGGATAGCGACGGATGCGCTCAGCGGCTCGATGGATAGCCGTGCGCAGGAAATTAAAGAGAGCATGGGGACGTTGCCGCGCCTTTTTGACAGCATAGCTATGGCTGCGAAAAAGATGTGGGATGAGATCATGAGCATCGGCCGTGATCCGTCACAGGCAGAACAGATGGCGGCGGCCGAGCTGCGATTAAAGTCTGCGCAAGAAATGGCCCGACGGTTGGAAATCCAGGGGAAAGCTGTCCCGCAAAAATATACCGATATCATTCAACAATCCGAGGCTGAAATCGCCGGCATCAAAAAGGTGACGGCGGAGAAAGAGAATCAGCGCAAGATTGATGAGGACGGCATTAAGTCCCAGCAGACGATGAATAAGCTGGTGGAGTGGGGGCAGACGCAGGCAGAAAAGCGCACCCGTGAAGAGCGGGAGCTCAATAAGGCCATTGAGGCTAATCGTCGGGCGCATGAGAAGGATGCGAATGTCCAGCTATTCAGTGAGGCGCAGATAGCCAAAGCTCGCGCAGGTATTGCTGATAAGTATAAGGACCCGAAAACGCCAAAGGGACGCCAGTATACTGTACCGGCTGGTGACCGTGCAGATGAACGGGCGCAATCGGAATTGCTGGCGTTGCAGTCACAGCTTGAATATCTAAAGCAGCATAAATCCATCACTGACAAAGATAGTCAGCAGCGCCGAGCACTGTGGACGGAACAGGCCAAGTTCACTGTGTTGGAGCAGGCAGCCGATAAGCGAAAATTAACCGCACAAGAAAAATCCCTGCTGGCCAGTAAAGATAGCGTGCTGGCGCAAAAGGAACGGCTGGCCGCCATCGGCGACGAGATCGCCAAGCAAGAGCGGCTGAACAAACTGCAGGACACTTCGACTAAATACGTCACCCAGATGAACGAAAAACGCCAGGCACTGCGTGACAGCGCAGGTTTGAGCGATCGGGACGCTCAGCGCCGAATGGGTGAGGCTCAGTTGGCCCAGGGGTGGCAAAACCAAGGCGGAAGCCTGGATGATGACGGGTATAAGCGTCAATTGCAGGCGGCGAGGGAATTCTACGCCGAAGAGGACAAGCTGCGATCTGACTGGAAAAACGGTGCGTTGAAAGGATGGAATGAGTATCTGGACTCGGCCACCAACGTTTATACGTCAGTGGCTAATGTGGCAAATTCTGCCTTCACCGGGCTGAGCGATACCCTTACCACTTTGGCGACAACCGGCTCGGCAAACGTTAAAAGCTTCGGCGTCTCCATGTTGAAAATGGTGGCGGACGTCATCAACAAGCTGTTGGTGGCTTACGCCGTGCAGGCGGCTATGGGATGGTTGAGCAGTTCGGTCAGCACACCGTCTAATGGGCAAAATGTACCGTCCTATCCGGGCAATATCTCGGCAGGGAAATTTGATGCAGGCGGTTACACTGGCGACGGCGGAAAGTATGAACCAAAAGGCATCGTTCATGGCGGCGAGTTCGTATTTACCAAAGAAGCGACCCGCAATATCGGCGTGGGAAACCTCTACGGCATGATGCGCGGTGCACAGGGTTACGCAGATGGCGGCTATGTCGGTAATGCCCCCATGCATGGAATGACCGCCGCCAGAGGTGGTGGAATCACTGTTGATATAGGGGGCGTGAACTTCATTAATCAGGACTCCCAACAGCAGGCGGGGGGAAACACTCGTGATACGGCAGGCATTGAGAAACAAATCAAAGCGGCGGTTATCGATACGATTAATGACCAGTCCATGCGACCAGGAACACCGCTCTGGAATGCTTTAAACAAACGCTAACAGACCCGCCATGTGCGGGTTTTTTACGCATGGAGGAAAAATGGCGATCGAAACATTCACCTGGCGGGTGCAGGGACAGCCAGAAGGGAGCCTAAACCAGAGAGTGCGTTCAGCGCAGTTTGGAGAAGGCTATAAGCAGGTTTCAGGCGACGGCATCAACCCGGAAACGCAAAGCTGGCCGTTGTCGTTTAGCGGCAACAAGCAAGATATGCAGCTACTGCTGGCGTTCGTTCGCCGGCACACCACAAAATCATTTATCTGGACGCCGCCGCTCGGCGATAAGGGGTTATACCGCGTTACGGCTGACTCGATCCGGGTGGTGCCTATTGGCGGCCCGGCCGTGTCAATTTCCGCGACATTTGAACAGGCCTATGCGCCGTAGGAGGATAAGTGGCGATCACCAATGATGTGCAGAAACTGGAACCCGGCAACCGTATCCGCTTCATCGAAGTTGACGGAACCGCTTTCGGTGCCGACGTTCTGCGGTTCCATAAAGAAACCATCCCGCATACGCCAGCTGAAATCGACGGCGCTGCCGGTGATGAGGCGAAGCTTCAGCCAAAAACCGTTTGGTGGCAGGGTAAGGAGTACGGCGCTTACCCCTACGAAATTACGGGGCTGGAATCTGCCAGCGATGGGACAGCAGCCCAGCCAAAACTGGTTGTTTCCAACATCGACGCGCTGATCACTGCGTTGTGCTTGCGTTTCGATGACATGGTTCAGGCAAAGGTGACGATCCACGATACCTTTGTACATTATCTGGATGCGCGCAATTTTCCCGATGGAAACCCACAAGCTGATCCTGAGCAGGAGTTTAAGCAGGTTTTCTACA